TGTCTTGGCGCTGATTTCGCTTACTCGCTTGTCGCCCCACCATTTTCCCAACTTCTTGATGTCGTAAAGCGCGTGGTGCCCGCTGACTTTATGGGCTAGATGCTCGGTCGAATAAGCGGCTAAGACGTCTGCGATGAAAGGGGTCGGACTGTCCTTAACCCGGTGTTTCGACGTGATGTAGTCGCGGAGGGCCTTTTCAGCATCTCCAGTTTGTTCATGAGTGAATCCCGTGCGGCGACGGCTTCGTCCGTCGATGATTGTCCAGGTTCCTCGTTGCTTGTCGAACCAGAGTTTCGGGCCGGAGGCTCTGCGAGGCATTTCACTTCCATGGCTTTGAGTTTTGCCGGCGTCGTGAAATAGGAACGGCCGATCTTCGATAGCTCAAGATTGCCCAACGACCATTCGTGTTTCAGGGTCGCTGGCGTCGCTCCGCCAGCAAAGCCATAATCACAAGCCTGCTGGAGCGTCAACAAGGTGTCGTCACGAATTGGCGGCAATGGCTTCATTTGCCGCCGTCTTTCACTTGGGACACAGGATCGCTGAATAGGTCGTCCGCGCGCGGTGCGATCGGGAGTGGTTGTTGAACCGGCTTGGGTGCCGGCGGGAGCATCCACTTCGCGGGTTCTGGCAGTTCGATATCGGCGCGCTTCCAGTCAAAATACCCAAGTTGACCGACGCAAGGGATCGGCGACCAAACCTCAGCGTCGCATAATACGAGCCCTCGCGGGCCGAAGAACCACGGACTATTGCTGTCGTTCACTACGTCCACGACATCGACGCTGCCAATGATGGCGGAACGCACCAGATCCCGAGCCGCCGGGCAGCGCAATTCCTTTCCTTGCGAGTGTAGGATGTGATTGATCGTATCTTGCGCGGAATCGTATTCGTCGCGCCCCATGCCCTTTGCGGCATGGATGCATATCCGACCTCGCTGGCGAAGCCCATAGTTCACCGCCTGCCAGCTTCGGTTCTCAATGTCTTTGCCGGCGCAGACAATCGCCCAAGCCCATGGCTGGCGAACCGATAAGGCGAGCCGAGGAAGTTCGGTCATGGTTGCTCCATCCCCTGCGGTCAAAGCTAGACCCCGTCAGAGGTTGGCGACCGTCACGACGACCATCTTGAGGTCGCGAACCTTGGCCGGCTCCAGATATTCGGTGCGGTCTTTGACTTTCTTATCGACGATCTTGACGCGCTTCTCATTGTGCTTTTCGAGCATGTCCTTGATGTCGAGTTCGAAGAAAAGCTCTTGGTCGGTCGCGTCGGTCAACTTTTCCTCACTCTTAAACAGCAGGCAGTCATCCAGGGAGATGTTATCGTTCGGGTCTGCGATGAAAACTTGCACGATGCGGCGAGTTGACATGGGATTTCCTTTGTTTGGCTGAAGTTGATGGGCAAGCGCTTGGGCTGCGCCGGGCAAATGCCCGATCGCGTTGTTGGCGAAATTGTTGGCAAAAAGAGCGTCCGCCGAATAAGTGGCGTGCGCGGTTGATGAACCGACCATTGTCGGCATGTTCGCGTTCATTTTGGTTCTCCAGTTGAAGGGGACTCGCGTTCATGCGCACTCACGTCGGGACTAGCCTCCGCGTCCTTGGGAGAGGCGAGTTCCAGCGCGTCCCGCACCTTTGTAATCAACAGTTGTGGATGCATGCCGTTAGGCAAAATTTCGGTTGAGAACGGAGCGCGCGATAGTACGTCTTCGCAAAGTGTCAGCGCCTCGATCACCTTCTCGCGCACATCCCCCGGCGGATTGGGGGCGAGAGCGCGCTGGATGTAGTCGGCAAGTTCGTCCGCGGTGATTAGCGCGTGGTCCGGATATTCCTCGGGCGACGTGCGGTCATCCTTTTCGATCAGATCATGCCAAGCGTCAGCGGCCGTAAACGGCTCGGCTCCCGGCGGGTTTGAGGGCGGGAGGGCGGCAAGAGATTTTAGATACAATGCTTCAATCAGATTAGCCGCAGCCTCATTTCCAAGCGCCTGTCCGCGGCGCAAACCCTTACAGACTTTTTTGACGTACTCAGCTTCGACCGGCTCCCCTGCCGAGACGGCGGGCTGGCGGGTGTTCCAGCTTGCTTCAGGGGATCGTGTTTGGCAGGTAGGACATAGAATTGCACCTTTCTTGGCAGACTTTTTCTGCTCAACGTCGTGCGCAAAATAATGGCCGCGCAGCAATGTATCCGGCGCGCTCCCGCAAAACGGACAAGGCAACAACCGCACGTCTATCTGCTCTGCCGGTGATTTGGTTGTCATTCCTCGATCCTCCGGTGAAACAGGGCATTTGGGTAGGTCGTAGCGCCAGGTCATCGCCGCACCTCAGAGTGCATGGTGGGGGAGCGTGGACGCCTCACAGCGAAATCTCGACCTTGCGAGCGCCAGCGGCCTTCAGGAGACTGCGCGCGAAATTGATCGCAACCTCCGGCGGGAAAGCAATCCATGCGACAGGCTTCCCAAATTCAAGATGGACAAGGCCATCCTGCTTGTCGAAGGCGATGCCCATCTTGAGCGCGCCTTCATCCCCGTCGTTCAGAACGCCTTGGGGATATGTGCCGGTCGCGCCGAATGGCCGCTTATTCCACGGCTGGAAAGCCTTCAGATCCGCGATAGCTGGCCATGTGCCGTCGAACGTAAGGGCGCGGTCGTCGATCGTGACCATGGCTGCCGGCTTTTCGGTAGGCCATTCGATCTCGGCAAGTTTGTCATCGCATTGCGTGCGGTCAGCCGCCCAATGAGACCGAAAGTTCTCGGTGAGCCATGCCCGCATCGCTTTGATGCCGCCAGACTGGCCGGAGCGCGACGAATAGATTGCTACCGTGAAGTGCTCCAAGGCATCCCAGATGAAGCGCATGGCTCCCGCGACAGGCGGATCGGGGATCACGGCCGCGCCTTTCCAGCCGCTCGAATAGCTATGGATCACGCCGTCGAAATCGAGACACAGAATCGGCTTGCGGTCGGCCATCGTTCTATTCTCCTGAGTTGGGGGAGTTTCGTTCGGGGGAGGAGAGTGCGTTAGGGCAGCCCGGATCGTCGCACGGCTCTAGAAGATTGCACGCTTCACATCGCGTTTTCTTGTTAAGGGGTTGGCAGTTGGTCGATGTGAGCGAAACGGCATCCGACAATTTCTCAAGCTGCCGCTCGGCGCGAAGCTTCATGTCTCGCCAGTTATCGACGGTCATTCCCTCGACGTAGAGCTTGATCCAGCCGATATGCTGCTGAACCTCGGCCCCGCAGTCCGGCTTTCCTTGGGCAGGAGCACCGAACTCCTCCGGATAAAGATGTTTGATCTGAGCCCACGATGGCTTCGCAATCCCGCCGCGTAGCATGTTCAAATGGACCGCAACCGGGTTGGCGAGTATCTCGTGGTACTTCGCGATGATCTTTCGCGCCAGGTCCGGCGTGAAATCCGCATCATCGTCCGGAATTTCTGGAAATGGCCTGGTATTCTCAGGATAGGATCTCATATCCCCGCTCATGCCGACACCTGATCGGCTTGCGCGGCGGTGGCCTTGTGCCGACGATCGAGCGCAGACTTGAGCGTCGTCTGATGCACGCGGGGAATTGTGAGCCAGAACTTTTGCAGAGCATCGGTGCCCTTCTTGGCTTCCTCGCCGAGCTCGACATCCCACTCGGCTGCAGATTTATCGTCGGCGACGTCACCCTGTCCTGCCGGGACAATAGGAGATGACGTCGCCGACTTCACCGCGCTGGCGGTGTCGTCACCTCGCGCCCATCGCGCAAACGCGGCACCCATCCGCTCGTCAAGCGGCTTGCCTTGCTCGATGTATGGCGCGAGGTAATTCGGGAGCTTGATGATGAAATCTTCGCCGATCTTGTCGGACTTCCATACCGGCACGCCATCGGCGCGCGGAGGAAGAATGCACGTCAGGTCGAGCGTGTGAACGATTTCGAGCGGCGCCACCGGCTGCCAGCCGATGTTAACGACCGTTTTCTTGCCGTTCACGACATCCTGCTTGGTCTTTTCCCGAGCTCGGAACGTGAAAATCAGCGGCACCTTGATCTTGAGTATTCCTGAGATCAGCTTTTTGCGCGCCGCTTTCGGCTTCGCCCAGGCGGCCCATTCGTTGTTGCCCATCTTCGGCACCATCTCGTCGTGCCATTCGAGATAGGCTTCGTGTTCATCAGACGCGGAATCGATCACGATCGCGGCCGGCTTCGATGGAAGCTGGGCATTGATTGCATCAAGGAAGGCGTCCGAACGCGCGCCCGGCGGCAACTCGACGATGCTGAACGGGATCTGATCGTTGTATTTGCGCGAGCGGCCGCCCTCGGTGTCGATGACGATGATGTCGCCGCCGCGCACGGACTGGATGCCCTTCGCAACCTTGAGGCTGGATAGCGTCTTGCCGCCGCCGGGCGGCCCGATCATGCCGAGTAGCAGAGGTTCTTCGGAGCGGACTGCTGGGACTGCGTGATAATTCATGGTCAACCTGCAAACATCAAGGATTTGTCGTTCATCGCCTCGAAGTCGCCGGCGAGCTCGCGCTCAAGCCACTGTTTTTCCTTGAAGCTGGGATATTCGGGAACGACCGCGCGCGCTGGATAGGACGGCCATTTGCCGAGCTTGCTGGACACGCCCCAGAAGGCAACGCCGGCCTGCACTTTCTTGCGGCCCATCGTGAGCCAATGCTCATCCATGTGCATGACGGTCAGCGCATGCGGCTTGTCCGTCTCCTGGCCGATGAAACGGTAACGGCGACGCCCGGCACCGGCCGGGTCGAGGATATCGAGCCCTCTCCCGATAAACGCTGCCTGAACGTGCCAGCCCGCCGCCTCCGCGCGCATGCCGATGATATGCGGCGCCATCGACATGCCCGAGGTCTTGTAGTCATCCACGGTGCGCAGATCGGTGTGCAGCCAATCGATCAGCGATCGGAACCAGATGCCGTCCTCCTGCCAGCAGATCATGACCTCGCCGGCGCCGTCGGCGAACGCATCGTTATCCTCATGCTTGGCGAGTTGTCGGCGCGCGGCCTCGACCATCTCGGCTGCCTGCTCGAACTGGTGCTGGAGAACGGCGATCTTGCCGGCGTCGGCGGCGGTCTCGCGTGCTTCCTGGGCGACCTTGGTGCGCCAGTCGGCAAATTGCACGACTTCGATTTCCTTGCCGCGGCCAAGCATCAGGCGATGCGCGACGTTTCCGAGATCGAACTTGGTGTCGTCGTCATACTCAAACTGCGGATTTAGCCGCGGGCATTCCGTCCACGCATGGCGCGGGCTCCGCTCGATCAGCGTCTTGACCAGCGATTGTGTAAGACTCGGCGAAGGGCAGGGATCCGCCCGGTAATCGGCCTCGGAAACGCCGAAATAAATTCCCGGCTTGTCGATTTTCATGGAACCTCACCGCTGCTTGTTTGAGACGTTGTTGGCGATAGAACTCGTCGTGATCGGCTCGCTCTAGCTCGACGCACGGCCCGCAGAACACGCGCCGGGCATTCGTCATGAAGTAGCAAAACAGCTTCTCGCAGCGTCGGCAGTAGGCCTGCATTGGCTTTGCCGGCGCGCGCATCAGATGACCGCTCTCGCGAGTAGGAACAGCCCGAGCCACATCCAGCCGCTGATGACGAAGGCGAAGGGCAAGCCATTCATAGCTGACCGCTCCCCAGCGCTATCCACACAGCCACCATCGCGATGAACATGAAAACGGCGACGGCCTCCACCAGCAGCGGGACGGCAATCGCGACGACTTCCACCACATCGGGCTTGCGCATCACACGGGTTCCTTCCGTGCGAGTGGAGCGTCGATCGCCGCGATCAGCCGGTTGCCCGTTTCGAGAACCGCGTCGGCAGCAGCTTCACTGGCTCGTGTGCGGGCGTACTGCTCGATCAAACCCGCGGCGGCCGTGAGGCTCACCGCGGGATCGCGCGCGAGCAGGGCAATATCTACCGCGAGCGGAATTGCGGTATCGAGCCGGTGCGGGAGGGCATCGCCGCGCTCGTTGGCGGTCCGGTTCATGCGGACACCGCGAGCTTTGTGGCGAAGCGTTCGATCATCCGATCAATCGCGGTAGGCACCTCGGGACCGTTCGGCACCACCTCGATTTCGTGGTCGTCATCATCGTCCGCAATGGTCAGGCTGACGGTCGAGTAATCCGACAGCATCTCGCATTCGAAGCGATAACCGCGCTCGATGATCGCTTGGGCCTTTGCCGCGATGTCGTCCGGTCGGTCGATCGTGACCGGCGACCGGCGACCGTTCGGCATCAGGTATTGGGTGAAGGGGATATCAGCCATGGGTGACCTCCATTGTGGAGATCGTTGTACGCGAGGTGTACATCATTCGTCAAGCGAAATGTGCACGAGGTGTACGAGAATTTAGCGGACGTTGAGGAGCAGCAGAATCAGGAAGCCGTAGGCCGGCCAGATTAACAGCGCGACGGGGAGGGCAATCCTGCAAAATTCGGCGTCAAACAAGATCTTGAGGTCGCCCATCTTCGGCGGCTTGATAGCTATACCGATCACGATGGGAGCGAGGAACAAAAGTTCCACGGGTCAGCGCTTAGGCATGGGGGTCAGAAACGGAGGTTTCCCCTCGTGGCGGTTCACCGCACGAAAGCAGCCCCACCTGATTGCTCGCGAAAGGCCGCCGATCACGTAAAAGACGACGATGCAAACATCAAGTTCGATTGTCAGGACCATTTTTAAACGCTCTGAGCACGACGAGTAAGGCAGCGACCGGCATACCGGCCAGCGGTGCAATCAGTGCAGCAACAAGTGCGTAATGCCCCACGTTCAATCCGGATGGTTCGTCGGATCCAGTGGCTCCGGCGTGAAATTGGGCTCAGGTTCTGCGGGCTTCGCGGGTCTAGGCTTCCTGCGGATCAGCTTTTTTATTACAGTCGTCCTCATGCGGCGGTTCCGGCTTTTCTCGCCAAGAATTGGGCATATTCAGCCAGCTTTTCTCGCTCCTCTGGAGTGGCCTCGCTCCAGAACGGTGGGGGAGCGTGCTGCTCGCGCGGCCCCACGATAAGCGTAGGTACGTCAACGCCCAGCGCGTCGGCTATGGCCTCCATTATGGGCTGGGTATACCGCACCTTCCCCCGCTCGAGCCGGCCTATCATGGAATAGCTGTAGCCCTTGGCAAGGCCTCTTTCAGCCAGGTATTCGCCGACATGGTAGGCGAGTTGCTCCTGCGAGAGATTTTTTTGCTCCCGACATTCCTTGATTTTGGTCGGCTGAAAGCTCGGCCGCTTCAGCCGCGAGATCACCTTCTGGGGCTTTTTCGCTTTCTTTACAGGCATGTACACATCGTGCACGGGATCGTCTTCCCTGTACAGAACACCGGGTGTACGTTTTGTCTTGACGGGGATTGTACGCTCGGTGTACATATCAGCGATGCACCTGTCAGTTTTCATGGCCGAAAGGTCGCTGTCGGATGAGGCTGTGGCCGAGGCAATCGGCTGCTCCCGAGTCACCGTGTCCCGTATTCGCCGCCAGGTTGTGCGACCCGACTGGTCGACGATCAAGAAGCTCAAAGAATTTTCGGACGGCGCCGTCACAGCAGACGATTTTGAGGCCGACCCTCTGACTGCCGAGGCGCGCGCATGACGCCGACGCCTCGGAAACAAAATCACATTCCCCATTCCCAACCCTCCAGCGCAAAAGTAGAGGGTCAGCAAAGCACACGCGCTCTGCCCAGCACACATTTATTTTTCGAATCGCGAAACTTTCGATTCCGCGCCGCGCAATGTTCCATTGGGGAACAAATTCTTTCATCGCGCGAGCCAAATTATCAAATTGATAACGATCAGCGCGGACAGCGCGGCTGCAGCAGCAGCCAGATCACGTTGCGCAAGAGCGCTTCAAGCTCGATCGACATCCAAAACCCCCCGACAGTGTGAGTGCGTGATGAAACCTTCACAGCGAGCGCCGAATTCTGCAAAAATTGGAACCGCAAATTCTGGCGGTCGATCACGCAACTTCCTGCGGTCGAATTTGAAAATCGTCGACAAGGCGCGCGAGATTTTCCCTGTAAAGACGGCCGCGCAACTCGCTGATATCACCGGGTATCCGCTTCGCACGGTCGAATATTGGCTGACCGGTAATTCTAAAATCCCGACTGACGCATTCGTCGCGCTTCTGCACAGCGATCACGGCCGGGAATTTCTAGCTGGCGTGATGACAGATGCCACCCCGCGCTGGTGGCTTCAGCTCAAGGCCTTCTTCGGCGCCATCGATCTTGCCGTCGCACAACGCATTCACCGTCGCAAAATGAAGGCGCTTCTCGATGCTGACTTCGCCTCGCAGATTCCGCATGCCGCTCTTTTTCAGGATGAGGAATTTTATAGCGCGCAGCCTCAACCGCATCATGAAGCGTATCGCCCCTTGGTTCGCCGCAAGGCAGGACCCGCCGAGACGTAGACCTTTCTGAGTGTCCCGCGTGGCGCGCCGGCAGCCTTATGTCGGCAACTTTTGAGCATCACATGCCCGCGCTACCAAATCCGTTCGCAGAGTTTGCTGGGGGTGGGAGCCCTTCGGCAGACAGCGCCGCCGCGTCTTCGCCCCTGGCCCCCAAACCCAGTGACGCGGCGGACAGTTTCTACGGCCTATCAGATGAGCCGCTGCCGCTGTGTCTGACAACGCCGCACGGAATGATCGACCGCGAGATCGAGGAGATTTTGCGGGTCGTGTTTGGCATCCACAACCGGCAACCTGGAGCAATCTATGGCTAAGAAGAAGGAAGGAAACGGCATCGGGCACAATTCGTCGCTGTCCGATGATGAGAAACGCGCACTCACGCTGCACCACAAGCGGAAATACGAAACTGCGGATGCCTTGGTCGAGAAGGCGAAGGCCGATCGCACCGCAGTCGCCGATCTCGCCAAGTCTGACCTCGGCAAGGGCGCACTCGCCGACATCAAGGACATGATCCTCGCCGACAATCCGAAGAAGATGAAGGGTGTGCTCGAACGCGCCCAGCGTCTCGCGCGGTGGGCCGGCCTCAAGGTCGGATCACAGCCGCAGCTATTCGAGCAAGCACAGGTCGACAACTTCGAGAATGGCAAGACGGCCGGCATGTCCGGCGATACCTGCGAGCCTCCGAAGAACCTGGCCCAGGACGCTCAGCAGCTTTGGATCAACGGTTGGCATGAAGGCCAGACCGTGCTCATGGCCGCGTTCAAGAAGAAGCGGCCGACCGAGGCACCGGATTCCGCAGTCCCCGGCGCTCAGGTCGATCTCGAGGAAGCCATTGCCGGAGCGCCGGTGCACTGATGGAGCACGCCGCCGCACCATCCATGGCCGATCCGCCGTTCGCGGCGCCGCCGGATATCGTGCTGGATCTTCCCGCACCGCCATCGGTCAACCGCACACGTCGGGTTGATTGGTCGGCGGTGCGGAAGGTTAAGGCATGGCACAACGTGGCGAATGCGTACGTGCTCGCGGCGAAGGGCAGGGCCAACAGTCCGCTCAAGCTCGCCAAGGTGCAGCGTTTCGAGCTGCGGGTGGTGCTGTCCGAAACGCTCAGCAGGATTGACCTCGACAACGGTCTCAAGGCGCTGATCGACTATCTGCGCAAAATCGAACTGATCGAGGACGATTCCCCCAAGCACATGCGCCGCCTGGTAGTCGAGTTTGGCATGGCGCCGTTCGGCTGTCGTGTGACGGTGGTGCCGCTGCCCCCTCTCACCATGGCCGATCTGGTTCGACGTTCGGAGGAACGCTGCGCATGAACCCTCCGAAAATGCCAATCCACATCGGCGATCTGCTGCGCGATACCGGCCATCTCGATCGCGGTCTTCTCGGCTCGTACCTGTTGCTAATGTTTCATCACTGGTCAACCGGCTCGCTGCCGGATGATGACAAGCTGCTGGCGACAATCGCGCGGATGACGTCGGCAGAGTGGAAGCGGGAGAGGGTGGTCCTCGAGAAGTTCTTCGAGCAACCAGGGTGGCACCATGGGCGTATCGCGAAAGACTTGGAGACATCGCACGCGAACTACGAGAAGAGAGCAAAGGCTGGCTCGGAAGGTGGCAAAGCTAAAGCAAACGCCAAGCAAAACCCTAGCAAAAAGCTAGCATTGCTAGAATCGGAAGCTAGCAATGCTCTAGCTACCGATAACCTATTACCAAAGAAAGAAGACGAGGCGCCAGAGGGCGCGCCGTCGACTGGCAAGATCTATGCGTTCGAAAGCGGCGTGATCCGGCTAAATCAGCAGCATTTTGACCAGTGGAAAGCCAATTTCCCCAACATCGACGTCGGTGCTGAGCTGCTTGCCATGACCGAATGGGCCGGTCAGCAGCGCAGTTGGTTCAACGCCGTGAAGGGCGCGCTCGCCAAGAAAAACCAGCTAGCGAAAGAGCGGAAAGCCGCGGCCGCAGAACAGGGCGGCTTCAAGTGGAACGGCATTGAGGGGGTTCTGTGAGCGCTGAAGTCGTCGATTTTCCGGATCAATCCGTGCCGCTTGGCCTATACACGCTCGCCGATCTGCCGCAGCGGGGATCCGTTGCGCAGCAGGCGTTTGGCTCGGGATGGCCTGAGCTCGACGAAATATTCAAGTTTTACCTCGGACAATTCGTCGTGCTCACCGGCATCGCCGGCCACGGCAAGTCGACCTTCATGCTCAACGTGCTGCTGAAAATGGCGCTCGAAAAGAGCGTCGGCTCGTTCCTGTACGCTCCCGAAAACGAGAACCATATGCGGGAGAAACTGAGCCAGATTTGGCGCGGCACGAAGCGACAATTCGAGCATTTCTGCCAATCCCAATGCACCATCCAGTCGGCGATCCCGCATGCGCAATACGAGCCAGCGCACACCATCGACTGGGTGCTCGATCGCGCGGCCTGGGCGGTTGCCAACCGACGCGCGGAGATGGTGTTCATCGACCCATGGAATGAGCTCGACCGCGCCCGCAAGCGCGATGAAATGATGACCGATTACATCGGCCGCTGCCTGATGCTGATCAAGGATTTCTGCCGCTCCATGAACGCCGTGGTGATTGTGGCGGCCCATCCCACCAAGGCCATCAGCGCGAACGGTGGGCGCGTTGTGAGCCTTGCCGACATCGAGGGATCGATGAACTGGTACAACAAATGCGACAATGGCCTGATCGTTGTCCGCGACGCCGGCAACAACACCGCTAAGGTCATCAGTGCCAAGGTGCGCGAGATCGGCGCCGGCAAGCTCGGCACATGCCACTTCACGGTCGAAGCCGCCACCGGCCGCTTCACGCCACAATACGGGAGCGATTCAGATGCCCTTCAATTCTGAGGCAGCCATGGCATCAATTGCGGCCACGATCGCGGATATCAATCTGGCCGAGGCCGAGTTTGCCAAGGCTCACGGCATCATCCTCGTCGACCTCGATGACCGAGCCGAGGCTATGGATATCCTCAACCGCATCGAACGCCGAATGCTTGCGAATATGCCGAGCCACGAGGCCGCGGAATGAAAGACCCGACCGCGATCATCATCGCAGCGGCAATAGCGCTGATCGTGTTCGGATCGGCCGCGATCGTGGCAGGGCTGTGGGTCGATAGCGTGCAGCCGAACGTGAGGGTGAGATGAGCTATTTCACCGCGCAGCTCGGCGAGGCTGTCCGGATCGCGGAAGCGCATTTGATCGCCGCAAGATTCACACGCGAAAACGAACGCCACGAGAGGAACAAGAGGATGGCAATGGAACTGAAGGGGCTGAAGGCAAATGCGCTCGCGGCCGCGGCAAACATCGAACGGCTGAATAGGGCCTACGCGGCATTCAACGCTGCGGCACCGGCTCATGCCGCTGACGTCGAGGGCCTGACACCGCAAATCACCGAGCTCGCTGACGATCTCAAATTCGCGGCCCAAGTCCTGGGAAACTCCGTCAACGGCTCCGGGGATTCGCAGCCGAAGCTGGCAGTGAGCCAAAACATTCAACCCAGTATGGGTGACGCCAATGCGCCAAAGCCCGCTCAGGAGGTCGGGCAAGCGGCCACGTTTCAAACCGGTGGTGAAGCCCAAACCACCGCCGGTTCTTGATCGGTTCGGCCGGCCGGGGAGGTGGTGAACTTGACAACAGCGGCCAGCATTACGGTTCCAGCCGCCGGCGAGGTAATCGCGCGGTTTCGGACCTATGACGATCTGGTCGAGGCATTCCGCACCGTCAAGGATCTGCTCGGGCTGTCGAACAAGGTTTGTGACGACCTGATCGGAATAGCCGACGGTCGCACCGACAAGGCACTGGGGCCAACCAGGGCCAAGGGGCTCTCAGCCGCGATGTTCGACGATTTCACCGAACTGTTCGCGGTCGAGTTCGAAATGAAGATCAACCTCGAGGCCGCACAGCGCATGCAATCGCGCTGGGAGGGCAGGGACGGCAAGCGGGTACATTCGCAGGGGCGCAGGGTGTCAAAGCGGATGATCGAGCGGGCAGCTCCTGCCGTGATGTCGGAGTCCGGGAAGCTTGGAGCGCAGAAACGGATGGTTATGCTCAGCGCTGAGCATCGAACGGAAATAGCGAGAAAAGCAGCTAAAAAACGCTGGAAACTGCATCGGAAGACAATGCGGGAGCGATTGAGGGAACGCAAGGAAGCGCAGACGGCATGCCGATCATAACTCACGCCGACAATTTAGCCCGTTTGAAGCGCGGCAGGTATTTCGCGCAGGGCGGCCTGTATTTGACAGTTACGAACGAGCGCGCCAAGAGCTGGTTCTACCGGCATTGGGTTGCTGGGCGCGAGCGTTGGCATGGACTGGGGTCACTTCGTGATGTTCCCACGCTTACCGAGGCGCGTCGGAAGCGGGATATAGCCAAGCTTGCGATCTCCAAAATCTCCTTGGATGAATTTCCTGACGTCGCCCTGCCGTACCTCGTAAGGGTAATTGGCGAGAATCGTCCTTTCGGAGTCTTCGTCGCGAGTTCGCGACATCAGCTTTATTGGCTAGTTGATGAGGCCGCAGACCCAAATCGATGCGAGTTTTTCCCGATGTCCGACGGCCGTGGTTTTTATCTCAACTCGAGCGAAATTGCCGTCGCTTCTGAGGCACTTGAAGCAGACATTTGCAAGGGCAAGTCTTGGTGTTTTGCCGACACGTGGCGTCCGATAGAGGACGGCAGCATTGCCCAACGTCGCGAGCGCGAGAGAATCTCCAAGCTGGAGCAAGAGGCCGACAGCTTGGCACGATCTATCACAGGCCTTCAAGGAGCAGTAAATGACAAGCTTGGTCGATACCGGAGACGTTCGAGAAAAGATGCTGAGCCTGTGGAAAAAGCTGGAAGACGGCAAGCTCACGCACGCTGAGGCACGCGTTCATATCGGGTTTGCGCGCACCGTACTGGATACGTTGAAGGTCGAGATCGCGGCGGCGCACTTATCCGAAGCGAGCTTGCCCCATGTTCCAGTCGCAGGAAAGCGTATCAAGGCCGTTAACGGTCGCCGGGTGTCGTGATATCAGTCGTCGGAGTCTGTTTGCAACAATAGCGGGCGCATTCGTGCGTCCGCAACAGTGGAAATATCCTCATAAATCCCCCCATTTTCAAGGGGGATTTCGGAGCTAATTATCGGCCCCGAATCCTCCTTGGTGCGTTGCGGATAGACCTGTGCCACGCCCAATAGGCGATGCAGAAGGCACAGCGCGCCGCCAACGTTAAGTGGTTCTCCCGAAAGCAAAAAGGGAAGCGCAAGAAGCTGTCGCCCATGCAGATCGTCGGACTTCGCATTCGCGATCTCTGCATTCTGTTCCGTAGCCGATATGGCGGTTTCGACAAGCTGCCCGACGACGATGCCGGCCGCGAGGACCTCTACATCGCCGTGAACCATCTGGCCTGCCTCGCGCACCCCCGCAAGCACGTCACCAACTGGATCGAATCCTGGGCCCCATGGCTCACGGTTGCCGAACAGCGCGACCTCGTCGGACAGGCCCTCGCAAACCCTCAACGATGGACCGCCGATCAACTGGCGTGGCGGCTGCGTCTCACCAGGGAGCAACGAACAATGCTCGGAATAACCACCATCGGCGCGATCGACGAAAGCAAGGCAGCACGCGCCAAACGCCGCCGCGAACGTGACCGCTTCCGCAAACAGGCTCAAAGGCGCGCCAAGGGATGTAAGTCACGGAAGGAATACGAGAAACAATCCATAAGCGATTGCCGACCGTGGGAAGGCGAGGGCATCAGTCGCCGCACATGGTATCGCCGCCGCGCCGTGGCACAACATGGCACAGGTCCGGCTACAGCATAAGCTTACTATTGGTGTAGCCGCTCTTGTGCCAACGGTGCGTTGCTCCGGGCCATCCTGCAAAGCCATCTTCGCTCCCATGAGCGCAGCAAATGCCTTGCAAGCCGTTCCGGCTCCAAACGAAGTAAATCCGGTCAAAATCAAGCGGGTTCCGAAGCGTATTGCTGAGGTCGTTCACCTGCTCGTCACCGGCGAATGCAAAACCATAAAAGCCGCAGCCGAGCGCACTGGCATGCACCCGAACTATCTTTCGGGCGCTCTCAAAAAACCTGAGATACGGATGTTTGCTGATCGCGCTGCCCGCGAATCCATCGCCGCAGGCACGATGCGAGCTTCCGCTAGGCTGATTGAATTGCTCGACGCGGGATCCGAGCACGTCAGCCTCGACGCATCCAAGCATATGCTGGCGATCGCGGGCATCAAGCCGAGCGCTGACCCGCAAGTGTCTGTGAACATTGACATAAAGGCTGGTTACGTCATCGACCTGTCTGACGCGCCAAAACAGCCTGTTGGTCCCATACTCAATGGGAACGACACGTGACTGACACGCGAGCCTCGCAACCAATTGATATTGCTCGATATGTATTCCCCTCGGAGGGTAATGTGCACTCTCACGCTGAGAGCGAACATTGCGGAGGGTACCGGCGGGGTCCTCCGCGGCCGAGATCGCCCAGGCGACCGGCGGGGGGAAAATCGCGGCGAAGTTCATCGATCTCCCGTCCGCCCCTCGCGATTTTCTTCCAACTGTTGTCTGTCCGGATTTTTTGTTTTTCCTGAAAGGGTCGCGGAATGAGCGCCGAGATCATCGACCTGCCGGTGGTGCGTATTGAGCGGCACCGAGGGAACGGCGCGCGCGAGGCGCTGATAGCGCATGCGGTCGAGGAGTTTGCCAACACGACGCAGGACGATGCGGAAAAGTGGGCGGACTTCACGCTCGCGGCGATGTGGGCTCGGGGTTTTAAGATGGTCCCGGTGGAAGAATGATCGAAAAGGACCCCGCCACCGGCTTCCCGATCTTCCGTCCTGACGGTGCGGTGCTGAAGGCGTTCATGCGGGACAAGACCTCGCGTGTGAAGATCATTCAGGGGCCGGTCGGGTCGGGCACGTCTTCGGCGTGCTGCATGCATGTGTTCCAGCGCGCGCTCGAGCAGCCGCGGCAGCCGGACGGGCGGCAGCGGTTCCGGGTGCACATCCTGCGCGAGACCTACGCCAAGCTCGAGGAAACCACGATCCAGACGTGGAAGGACTGGTTTCGGCCGGGGACGGGTGCCGGCGAGTTCGGGATTTTCTACGAGACGCGGCCGTACCGGCATGAGATCCGGGTCGGGCCGCTCGAGCTCGACGTGACGTTCGTGGCGATGGAGGACATCCGGGACGCCAAATCGTTCTTCATGTCCCTGGAGACGTCGCTGATCTGGTTCAACGAGGTGCAGTTCGCGCAATACGAGGTTTTCTCGGAGGCGGTCGGGCGCGTCTCGCCGCCGCGGTTTCCCGCGGTCAAGGACGGGGGCTGCGCCTGGGGCGGGCTGATTGCCGACACCAACGCGCCGCCGGCGGATCACTGGCTGCCGATCATGCGTGGCGACGTGCCGCCGCCGGACTGGATGACCGAGGAAAAGCGCAACGCGCTGAAGAAGCCGGCCAATTGGGCGTTCTACATGCAGCCGCCGGGGCTTCTGGAGAATTTCGAGGAATACAACGACGGCGCCGGCAAGCCGCAGCGGCGGCTGATCGGTTACAAGCCGAACCCGGTTGCCGAGAATTTGAAATACCTGCCGCCTGCGTTCTACGAGGAGAAGATCGCCGGCAAGACCAAATCGTGGATCGATGCCAACATCATGAACCGGTCGAGCGTCGTCACCGACGGCAACCCGGTCTACCCGGCCTTCAGTCGCGAGGCGAACGTCGCGTCGCGGCCGCTGGAGATCATCCCGAACCATCCCGTGATCGTCGGCCTCGACTTCGGCCGGATGCCGGCTGCCGCGATCGGGCAAAGCCTGCGGGCCGACTGGTTCATCCAGCGGGAGTATATCGGCCGCGACATGAGCGCCGTGGAGTTCGCGCCGCTGCTGAAGACCTATCTTGCGCAGCAATATCCCGGCCACAGCTTCGTTTTTTGGGGTGATCCGGCGGGCCAACACCGCGGGCAGGCCACCGACAAGACGCCGTTCCAGGTATTCGCCGAAAATGGCATGAAGGTGCTGCCTGCGCCGAACCCGCAGAACATGTACTCGATCCGCCGCGAGGCGGTGAACGGCGTGCTGATGCGACGCTCGCAATCAGGCCGGCCGTCATCGCTGCTGATTGATCCCTCCTGCGTCACGCTGATCACCGGGCTCGCCGGTGGCTATTTCATGCGGCGGCTGCGGGTTTCCGGCGAGCGCTATTCCGAGGAGCCGGAAAAGAACCAGTACAGCCACATCTGCGAAGCCTTCGAAAACCAGTTGCTCGGGGGCGGCGAGGGCAAGGCCGTCACCATGGGCAACGTGCCGGTGAAGGGCGTGCAGACTTGGAATAGGCGCAAGTCGATGCGGCGGGTGTCGTGAGGGAGATCAGCGCCTTCGGCATCGAGGCCGCGCGCTGGACCGTGGTGTTCCACCGCCATGCCGAGAACTGGTTTTTCGCCATGATCGCGCTCGGCCGCTTCAAACACGTCTCGGCCTTGGCATGGATGCCGGATCTCGGGCAGTGGTGGATCTACGACGTCGGATTCCGCCGCACCCGGCTCAAGGTTTTGGTCGACGGCCCATCGGCACAGACCGTCATCGCCGCGATCCTGAAGGATAACGCCAGCATTACGGTCGATGTCCGCGACGATCTGCCGTGGATGCGCCTTGGTCTATTCTGCACCACGGCGGTTTCGCACCTGATCGGGGTGCGTTGCGCTGCATTGCGTCCGGATGCCCTGTTCCGCCACCTGAAGGCTACCGGTGGAATTGTCCGCGACCATGCAGCAGAGCCAACCCCAACTGGCGACCGATCCTAACCTCGCGACCGAACAGCAGCAGGCGTCGAATACGCAGATCGTGGCGCTGCAGCAGGAGGCAAGCGGCGACACTGCGGCGCTAATGGCCCGCTACGGGACCGCGCTCGCCTTGTCCGGTGCGGGCATGTCATCCCCGATGACGAAAGCGGCGTGATGGCAAAAGCCCCGCCGAAAGCCACCGCTGCCAGCCCGCTCGAGCAGGAGGCAAAGGATCGCCTCGCCGCCTGCCGCGCGTGGAAAACGCAGTGGGAGATGGATTTCCGCGAGTGCTATTTTTTCTCCTCGCCACACCGTCAGCGCTCGCTGGCCTCGGCCAGTTCGTCCGACACCATCGTCCGTATCCAGGACGCCGGCGATCTAAACACCGACGAAGCATTCATTCTGTGCGGCGATTTCGTCACCGAGGTCGTCAACGGCTTCATGTCGCCGGACAAGCCGTGGTGCAAGCGCGGGCCCGGCATGGACCTGCCCGGCGGCGAGAAGGGTCCGATCTGGAAGCAGGTCAAGGACCAGATCAAGAACGATGACGAGGTGATCTTCAACGCCATGAAGGCATCGAACCTCTACTCCGAGGTGCCGAAGGCGTTCTATCCCGACCTGTCGATCGGCACCGTGGCGCTGTGGATCGACCGGCCGCACCCGACCTATCCGATCATCAATTCCGCGGTGCCGCTGCGCGAGCTCGAGATCAACCTCGGCCCCTATGGCGACATCGACGACCGCTTTGTTGTCCGCCACACCCGCAACCTCAACGTTCGCGAACTTGTCGGCGAGGAAATCTGGGGCAAGATCGCGCCCGACATCATCAAGAAGATCACCGAGGCACCGAAGCGCCGCACCGTGGTCGCCTGGGGTTTCTGGCGTCTGTGGCAGGAGAAGGGCGACGAAACCTGGCAGCACGTCGTCATGATCGGCGAGGGTGCCAATCACCTCGTGCATGACGTCGTGATCAAGGGCGAGGGCTGCTGTCCGCTTTGGGTCGGCCGCTTCAACCCGACGCCGGATTCGCCGTTCGGCCTTGGCCCTCTGCTGCAGGGCCTGCCCAGCCTGCGCCAGATCGACGAGGCCGAACTGATGCTCGGCGAGAACATGGAATTGTCGCTGCGGCCGCCGATGACGTTCCCGAGTTTCAGTTTTTCCAGCGTCGAGCAGGGCTTCGAATCCGGCATGGCATATCCGGTCGAGCCGGGCCATGAGGTTGCGATCAAGAAGATCTACGACGCGCCGCCGGCCAATTCAGCCAACTATTCCTACGAGGACAAGCTGAAGAAGCTGCGCAAGCTGTTCTATGTCGACCTGCCCGAACAGACCGGCGATACCCCGCCGACCCGCGCGCAGTGGCTGGACGAGGCCGCGCGCGCCCAGCGCCGCATCGGCACGCCCGGCATGCCGTTCTGGCGCGACCTCGCGCAGATTTTCATCCGGTTCAAATATCTGCTGGAGAAGTCGCAGGCCATCCAGCCCGTCACGGTCGACGGCAAGATGGTGTCGACCCAACCTCTCAATCCGACACAGGCCGCCGCGAAGTTGCAGCGCCTGGCCGAAGCCGCCAACACCGCGGCGACGCTGGGTGGCATCTATCCCGAGGAATTCAAGATGAACGTCGACGGCCGCAAATCCATGGAGGAGTGGATCAACGAGGCCGATGTCGCCGATCTCCTGCCGCTGCGGCCGGTCGATCAGGTCGCCCAGGCCACCGACCAGATGGCGAAGCTGACCATGGGCCGTCACGTTGCCGATCCCGGCAATGCCACGCCGGGGCCCGCGGCATGAGCGATGAAATCCACCCGAGCCAGGAGATTTGCAAAGAGGCGATCGATCGCATCGCGCGGTCCGCCGACGGCCACATGCTCTACGTGTTTCTGCAGCGCCGGCTGATGTCGATTGCTCCGGTCAACTCGGACGGTGCGTTGCAGCGAGACGAGGGGGAACGCAGGTTCGCGGCCACATTGATCGGCCTCATGGCCAAGGGAGCTCGCGAAAGTGGCGGACGAACAGGTATCACAGGCTCAAGCATCGGCCCCGGCGGCGGTGAGCAGCCCGTTGTCGTCCCCAGCCCCCGCGCCGTCAGCTACGCCGGCCAGCCCGGCACCCGCCGTCGCATCGGACCAAACACCCGCGTCGCAGGCTACGACCTCCCAGACGACACGGCCTGACGGCATCCCCGACAGCTATTGGGACGCCGAAAAGAATTCACTCAAGGTCGATCCGGCCGCGCTCGCGAAAGACCTGAAGGAGCGCGACGAGCTCAAGACCTTCAAGGCAGCGGAAGAAGTCAAGGCCGCGGCCCGGCCGCAGAAGGCCGACGATTACAAACTCGACCTGCCCGCCGATTTCAAGCCGCCGGCCGGCGTCGAATACAAACTCGACACCAACAACCCCGCGCTGGCCCAACTCCGCGCCGTCGCCCACAAGCACGGCATGACGCAGGATGCGGTGTCCGAACTGCTCGGCGTCTACGCTGGCAACGAGGTCGGCACCCAGCAGGCGATCCAGACCGCGAAGGCGGCCGAGATCGCCAAGCTCGGTGCCACCGCGCCGGCCCGCGTCGACAGCGTCATCAATTGGCTGACCGGCATGGATGCGTCCGCCGACAAGGGCGATGCCCGGGCGCTCGCAGGCATGCTGGTCACCGCGCGCCACGTCGAGGCGTTCGAGCGGATCATCCAGAAGGTCACCACGCAGGGTACGGCCGGCTTCTCGCAGCAGCACCGCGCCGCGCCCGATACCGGCATTCCCGGCTACGACACCATGAGTTTCGAACAGAAACGTTCTGCGCAGGACCAGCGCGCGGCCCAACGCCGCGCGTCTTGAGAAGGAAAACGTAAATGGCCGTCTCGCTCACCACCACGATCACGACGCCCACCAACTTCGTCGAGTATGCGAAGTCGATCGACGTCAACGATCCGACCCGCGCGTTCGTCGAAAACATGATCGAGGAATCGGACGTCATGCGGGCGATCCCGATCCTTCCCGCCGAGCGCGGCAAGCGGGCCTATATGGACATCGCCTCGCTTCCGGCTGTCAGCTTCCGCGGCTTCAACGAAGCCGGCGAACAGAACCTCGGTTCGTTCAACCTGCGCGAGGAAGACACCTACTTCATCGACGATTACATCTTCGCCGACCGCGCCATGATCGACCGGCTCGGCCCCGAGGGCAAGTACAAGCAGGAGAAGCTCAAGAGCATCGCGCTCGGCCAGTTCTTCTCGCAGAACTGCATCAAATCGGACAACTCGTCCAATCCGCGCACGCCGAACGGCATTCAGGTCCGCTGCAACAACACCACCCCGATCACCGGCAACCAGATCCACAATTCGGCCGCCTCTGGCGGCGGCGCGCTTTCGCTTGCCAACATGGACGCGCTTTACTGGCTGGTGAACAAGCCGACGCACTGGATCGTGCCGCGCGGTCTGATGCCGCAGTTCGACGCCGCGGCGCGCAACAATTCGCTGGTCAACCAGACTGTCAGCTACGCCGAGGATGATTTTGGCCGCCGCATCATCAAGTTCAAGGGTCTGCCGCTACTGTTCGGCTACGAGCCGGACGACAGCCCGGATCTTCTGCCGTTCGGCGAGGTCGCCTCCGGCGGCGGCTCGGCGGTGACGTCCTCGATTTACTGCGTGTCGTTCCGGCCCGGCGGCTTCTACGCCATCGAGCAGACCCCGCTTTCAGTGATGGCGGAAGGCCCGACCGTCGGCCAGCCGTTCGATTCCACGCATATCAAGTGGGATTACGGTTTTGCCCGCGAGCATCCGAAGGCCATCGCCCGGCTCGATTCCATCACCAACGCCGCGATCGTGGCTTAACAGGAGACTTCCATGGCCCTCACGGCACTCACGATCCCGTCGCAACCGTCTCTCTACAAGGCGCCTTACGACGCACTGACCGCCTTCACGTCGGCACAGACCATCACCGCGACCGGCTACCTCAACAACCTCAACTCCGGTCTGCTCGACCTCGGCGGCTCCAATCCGGTGTCCGCCGCAGGCCGCACCGAGATGCTCTGGACCGTCGACATTACCGCCGTCAACATGGTGACGACCGACGAATTCTACCGCTTCGCACTGCTCGGCTCGAATGACGGTGCGTTCGGCAACGGCAACGTCGAGCTGCTCGACTTCTTCGACATCGCGGCGCTGACCGCTAACCGCCAGATCTCCACCATTCTCGGCGCCAGCCCCGCCATCCCGCCATCCGGCCGCGCCGGCACGCTGTTCCAGCGCCTGGTCAGCAACCTCCAGCAGGAAATCCTTTACCGCTACGTCAAGGCCTACGTGGTGGTCGGGGGCACCAGCCCCAGCGTTACCGTGACCTCGTGGCTCAGCAAATGTCAGGTGGACGCATAATGGCTGTCAGCAGCGGGGCGTTCACCCTCACCATCAACACCAATGCGAGTTTCGGCGAGCGCACGCAGTCGGAAAACGCGGCGCTCGCGGACATGCTGCGGCAGGTCGTGGCCGCGGTTGCCGCCGGCAAACCGTCCGCAGCGATCATCGACCGCAATCACAACAACGTCGGCTCCTACAGCTACGGGACCGGCATGCTGAGTTCCGGCCGCTAACGAGGAAAACCCGATGCCAGATTCCAGGTCAGTCAAGATTTCCGCCAGCCAGTCCGCGGTCGCCCACCACATCATCGACGGCCCGGTGACGTTTCCCTACGCGATCGACGCGCACAGTGCCGTGTCGCGCTTCCCGGACGAATGGAGCCATGAGCCGTGGAGCCGCGAGGACGAGGCCCGCGCCCGCGAAGCCGCCGGAGAGCCGCCGGTCGAATTGACCGCCGAGGAACAGGCCGCAATCGACGAGCATGCCAAGGCGGTCGCCGAGGCCAATGAGCGGTTGAAGGCGTTCCACGAAAAGCAGGCCGAGAAGAAGGCCGAGGCCGACCAGGTCGCTGCTGACGAGGCGTTGGTCAAGTCGCCGGCGCCGCGGCCAGACCCCAGGGTCAGGCGCCCGTTCGGCCGCAAGGGCGAGCCGACCCCGGCCGAACTCGAGCAGATGCGCAAGCGCGACCAGAAGAAGGCCGCGGGCGACAAAGCGGCGGCCGAAAAGGCCGAGCAGGACCGCCTCGCCAATTCCAACGCGACGATGACTGGCTAGAATTCAAGAGCCATAGCCTCCCAGACTGATGCCCGGTTCATAGCCGGGCATTTTTTTGCGGTGCGTTGCGATGGAACGCCGCCCGGCAGAGCGTGAGCCATGGCATTCCAGTGGCCCCTCGACAAGCTGACCCTGATCAACTCCGCGCTGTCGCAAACCAGCGACAACCTGGTCATGACCGCCGACGATGGTTCCGAGGAGTGGAATGCCGCGTCCCCGGCCTATGAGCGCGCGCTGGCCTTTGTCTGCGAGGACCATCCGTGGGATTGGCTGACCGACGTCCGGCTTTTGCCGCCGGCCGCGAACGCGCCTGATGACGATCAATACGATACCGCCTACAATCTTCCGGCCGATCTCGTGCATCTGATCATGGTGCGTCTGAATGACGTGCCCTGCGTCTGGGACATCTTCAATAACCAGATCGTCGTCAACGCCCAGGGCGGGCCGCCGCCGCCAAATCCGCCGACCACGCCGCTTCCTGTCACGATCAAGGGCATCTTCTCGAAAAACTCCGACCCGACGTTTGCCACGCCGACGGTAATCGTGGCGCTGCAGATGTTTGTGATGGCCGGGATCTACCGCGGCTTTCATTCGGATACCGCAAACGCCGATGCGATGACCAAAGAGGCGATGGCGATGCTGGATCGCGCCAAGGCCCGGCACGATATGCAGAAGCCGAAATATGCGATCTTCAACTCGCGCTACACCGCGATCCGTCGCAGCCGCAAGCCTTGGCGCCAAACACCTTATGGCTGGTCCGGGACCGGCACGCCTAATTGATAGGGGTGCCATATGCCAAAACAAATTCAGGGCTCGCAGACCGATTTCTCGTTCGGCGAAGTCGACGTTGACCTGAAGCGCAACGATACCCATCCCGCGCGCAAGGGCGGCCTGCGCCAGATGACCAACGCGCGCATTCTCAATGCTGGCGGGTTTCAGAACCGCCCGGGGCGCCGGGCGCTGTTCCCGACGACGGACGTGCGCATCGAGAAGTTCACGATCTCGCCTGGCAATAACTTCAAGATCGGCTTTGCGGCCGGCCTGCTTCAGATCATCAGCGACGCCGGCGCGGTCCTGCAATCGTTCACGCTGCAGGGCGGGGGCGCCGCGCTGCCGTGGGCTACTGCAACCGACATATATTCAATCCGCTGGGCCATTTTCGGGCTGACCATCACGATCTGCTTTGGCAATTCGATGCGCCCGCAGGTCGTGTCGTGGGATGGCGTTTCGGTTTGGTCGATCGCAGACTATACCGAAACCGTCATCGTTACCGGCCAAAAGCGTACCCCGTTCTATCGCATCACTCCTCCCAATATCACGGCGCTGCCAAGCGCGACGACCGGCGCTATCACCGTGACGTTTTCCTCCCCGATCGTGACGTCGGCGATGAACGGTACGCGGATTCGCTACATCAATAGCCAAATTCTGCTCGGTACCATGGTGAGTTCGACCGTCATTAACGCGACGGTCGAGGAAACGCTTATCGGAAGCGACTCCATAGCGGTTGGCAGCACGGCTGGTTTTCAAATTGGAACTGAAGTGATAGGCAAAACGAGCGGCGCGAAGGGTATCGTGTTCGGCGTTGGATCCTCCACTCTGACAGTCCAGCCTATCACCGGCACTTCGTTCGCGGTCGGCGAAGAACTGGTAGGACCGGCTGCATCAAGCAACATCACCGCAATAACCACGGGCAGTCCGCAGGCTATCGCTGTGTGGGATGATGAGGTCATGAATAGTTTCCGAGGATTTCCGTCCTCGGTGTTTACCGATCAATTCAGGCTTGGCTTTTGTGGATTTCCAGATGTGCCGCGCGGGGTTTCGTGGTCGGCCATTAATGCGCAGAACGATCTTTATACGGATGCCAGCAACGTTGCTCCTGACAATGCGATGTTCGAACTTATCCCGGCGCAGGCCAAAGTGCAGGATGTGGTGCCCGGCGCGGAGAGTTCGGAATTCGTGTTCTGCGACGGCGTGATCTATTACATTCCGATCTCGCCGACCAACCCGTTGAAACCAGGCAGTGTGCAGTTTCAATTGCTGTCGAGCGATGGCGCCGCGAATGTGCAACCGCGCAAGTCGCAAGAAGTGATTGTCTACGCCAACGCTGGCGCGAATAGCATGATGGTTATTGTTGCGGTTGGCGACTACTACCGGCCGTTCCGCACCAAGAGCCTGACCGATTTCCATCAGCATCTGTTCAGCGGCATCACGGCGATTGCAATCCCGACGGCCGACGGTCAGTTCAACGAGCGATATGCCTACGTGTTGAATGCGAACGGCTCGCTAGTGGTAGGAAAATATAACCTAGGAGACATTCGCGGCGGCGCCGAGATACCCAAGATCGGCTGGGGGCCGTGGGGCGGGGCAGGCACGACGCAATGGGTATCGGCATGGAATGGCGATGTGCATTTCACCTCGACCTACCTTGGTCAGGGGATTTGCGAACGACTGGATGACACGCTCTATCTTGACAGCGCGGTTTTCGTGAATGCGATGCCTGCTCCGTTCGCTCCGCCCGGCGGCAAAGGACCGCTGTGGTTCTGGGCTTCGCAAAGCGTGGCGCTGATGGATCAGGTCAACCGCGCGATGGGCACCTACCAGATCGACGCCAATGGATTCATCATTCCGCAAAACAATGGCGGTGAAAACCTCGCGGCGGCGTCGCTGGTTGCTGGCCTGCCGTGGACGATGATTGCTGAGCCTTTCCCGGGTGACGAACCGTCCGGGCCGGACATGCACCAGCGGATGTTGCCGCGGCGGATATCGTTCTTTGCGGCTTACGTCATCAACTCAACAGGGTTCTATTTTGCAAAGCTGTTTAGCGGAAAACTCACGCCGACGTCTCCGGCGCTCGGAACGGTCATGAACATCCGCCGAGTAACGACGTGGAATCAGGGCGACAATCCGACGCTGCCGCCACCGTTGCGCGAGACCGTCGAGGAGTGGAGACCGTCCGGTTACTCCTATGACCCGCGCGTTGCGATCATCAAGGATACGCCGGGTACGCTGACGATTCCCGAACTCGGCATGGAGATTTCGATATGAGGGGAATACTTCATGGGTAGCTCTGGCGCGAGTGGAGGCGATAGCGGTGGCGGCGGCGCGGGCGGGATGTCGCTGGCATCGGCCGGCCTGTCCACCTATTCGGACCTGCTGAAAGCGCAGGGCACTGCGGATGCGGACGAATTCCAGGCGCGGAAGCTGGAGACCGCCGCGACCTATGGTGACCTTAAGGCCGTGCAGACCGGCGGCCAGATGACGCGCAACCTGACGCAGACGTTGGGCAATATTGACGCTGTGCGGGCGGCGGCCAATGCCGACCCTAACTCTCCGACCGGCGCCGCGCTCCGCGACAACGCCGAAAACATCGGCACAATGAACAAGACGATCACCGTGGATTCGATCCTCGCGCAATCGACGCAGGAGCGGAACGACGCGGCCTACTACAATTCAGCGGCCAGCAATGCGCTGTTCGCCGGGAATATCACTGCGGCCGGCGATGTGCTCAAAGCTGCGGCGCCTTTGATGATGGGGCTGTAATGGTCGATCTCCCCTCAGTCGGTAACCAGATCGTCACATCGACCGCGCCGCAATCGCAGGTGTCGCGTTCGGACATTCAGCAGAATGCCGATCTGATGGCGAGCGCGATGAGCAAGGTGGCCGATGCCACCAGCGACATCGCGACGGACATGGCAAGGAATCAGGCCGCCGACGATCTGCAGAACCAGAAGGTCACGCTCAACGCCGACGGCTCGGTCAATGTCGTCAACCCCGCCAACTCGGTGATCTTCGGGCGGGCAGGAGAAGTCTACAACAACGCGGTGCAGGCTGGCACGATCGCGCAGCACAGCAACGTCATCTCGCAAGAGATGAACGATCTGCATCAGAAGTATCCGACCGATCCCGCCGCATTCAAAACTGCCGCAGATGCGTGGAAGGCGCAGTACCTTTCGCAGCATGGCGGCGGCGAGGTCGGACAGGCAATCTCGCAGCAGGCCGATCAGCTTCAGACCCAGCACTCCAACGCGATCACGAACGCGACGGCTTCGAACGATATCGAAAATCAGAAGAAGTCGATCACGGCCACGATCGAGGACCAGAAGAACACCGCAATCGCGCTGGCGCGGCAAGGCGGAACGGACACCCCGCAGTTCCAGCAGGCCGTCGCCCGCATGAATGCGTCCTATGACGCGCTGGCGACCAATCCGCTGTTCAAGACGCCGCAGGACCAGATCGACATTGAGAAGAAGAACACCACGGCTTTGTTGCAGGGCGAGGCCGTCGTTTCCCATGTCGACGAGACCTTCAACAAGAAGGGCAAGCCCGAGGCACAAAAGGCGCTAGAGCAGTCGATCCTGCAAAACCCGAACTTGCGGGAGGTCGACCGCAGCCGGCTCTATACCCAGGGCATGTCGCGGCTGGCCTACCTGACGGCCGACGCCAAGGTTAACATCGATGCCAACCGGCAGATCACGACGCATTTCGAGGATGGGCTGGCCAAGGGCATCATCAAGCCCGAGGATCCCGCGGTCGGCCTCGCGATCCAGCGCGCCCGCGACATCGGTGACGCCGAGGGCGCCCAGCGCCTCACCGCGGCCGCTGCGATGGCGCAGCATTTGCGCGGCGTCCAATCGCTGCCGGATGGCGTCAAGGCTGATGTGCTGGCGTCAGGCGCCAAGGTTGATCCGGACAAGATGCAGGCGGCGATCCTGGGACAGGAGTCCGGGAACAATTCCGCCATCGGCAACAGCATCGACGGCGCGCGCGGGCCCGGCCAGATCATGCCGGCCACGTTCGCCCAATATGCCAAGCCCGGCGAGCGCATCGACAATCCGGCCGACAATCGGGCGGTGAATGCCCGGATCCTCGCCGACTATTCCCAGCGCTATAATGGCGACCCGGCCCGCATTGCGGTGGCGTATTTCTCCGGACCCGGCAATGTCGCGCCGGCCGGCAGCCCGACGCCATACCTGCGGGACGCCCGGGACGGCAATGGCAAGTCGACCTCGAGCTACGTTTCGGACGTGCTGCACCGGCTCGGTCCGGACGGCGGCGCGCCCGCGGCGCATGGCGGCCCGCCGTTCACCGCCGAGCAGGTTGGCCAGAACCCGTTCCTGCTGTCGGCCTATGTCCGGACGCTCGCGCAGGACCCGGAATTGCGGGTGCAGTCGGCCAAACAGACCGCCGCCGCGGTCGGCAAGGCGCTCGACAACGGCATCCTGCCAAGCCCGGACGCCGTGGCCGAGGTCAATCAGGCGGCCAAACTGTACCCCGAGAAGATGGGCGCTGCGGCCGACGAGATGAACGGCCGGCTGGCTGGGCAGAAGATCGCACAGCTTCCCCAGGAGCAGCAGGCGCAGGTCATCGAGGCCTATCGGCGTGCGACCGACGGCGCCGACGTCCA